CAGCGACTTCGGTATCGGTCATCCTTGCCTCCCTTCTCGTCTTCGCCGACTTGGAGCGCTCATCATACCCCTCAGCCGTAACTACCCAAGCGGATTCAACTTGAACCCACTCAGCTTTATCAGAGACGGTAATTCCGTCATCTGTCATTGTAACAGGAATCACGAAGCACGCTCCGTCATCCCAGTTGCAAACGAGTGCCTTAGTTTGATCGGATGAAATGTCGATTACTGACCATAGATAATAAAAGCTGTCCTGATTGAGCTTCTCCTCAATGTCTTCAACCATCCCCCAATAGCCCTCGTCGTCAGGACCCCATGCTACGTCACCGATTGCACGAAACTCCTGATAGAACTTTTCCTCCGACATGATTTGCTTGGGAACTGATACCAGTCCGCGTGCCTCGGCGTACTCGCGCGCAAGCGTGCGGGCGATGCCGGAGTCGGTCGCCGGATAGGCGCCTGCGGCGCAGACGCAGACGTCGAAGAGGTCACCGACCTCAAGAATCGTGCGCTGAACTACTTCGTTTCCGTCATCATCCTCAAAAATTCGCCACTCCTCGCCACCCGGAGCGACGGTAAACAGGAACGAGCTTTGATCGAGATAGCCGCCCTCCATCAGAACCTGAAGATCACGAGCGTATGACGTGTCAGCGACCTTCGACCAGTATCGAAGACCCTGCGGCTCAACACTTAGCTCAAGCGAGCTATTCATCGTCCGGCCGAGCACATAACGCGTATCGTGGTCCCATGTTAGGAGTACATCGGGATTTCTTTTTAGAACGTTGTCAAACGCCCTTGCGTCGATGTACTCGGTGAAGGTACCTAGCTTACTCCGCATCTCAACGGACGGACTGTTAAAGACCGCGGCGTGACCTACGATCTGGAGTGAGCCATCATTTCTACCCGTTGCGGAGGTACCTGCCTTGCGCATGTCGCCAACATTATGACGGAACGTGCGGCGCTCAACCTCGCCGAATGTGCCGAACGCGTGTGTGAACGTCCTCAGTTCACGTTCGAGGTCACGCGCTTCGATTTTTGTCCGAAGCTCGGTCACTGACATGTCCCGTAAATCTTACCTATTCTTTCGAAGTTTCAGCCGATTTAATCTTCTTACCGGCGTTGAGGTCTGGGTTAGGAGCTCCGCCTACCGGTGTAATCTGAGGAATCTTGCCTGGGTTCTGAAGCGCCTCTTCCTCTGAAAGCATCGGAGGAAGCGGTCCGTAGCCAAGTTCAGCGCGAACTTCATCAGGTGTAAATACACCGGTCTGTAGATAGTTATGAAACGCCCCCGACATCGACGTGACGTTCGCGCGAAGCATCGCGCGCTCGTCGAGTTTACACCAAAGAGAGTTGAACGCAAAGAAGTCGGGATCGGAGTTAAACGCCGACTCAACGCGTCTTAAGCGAGGACCGAGGTAGAACGTATTGAAAACGAGTGCCTCGTCCTCAGCGCCTTGAGGCTTAGTGTGCGGAGGGATGAACATCGTTGTAGGTAGGTTCATCGCGCGGCAGAACTCAAGCACGTTAAACTCGTGGGACTCGATTAGCTGAGCCTCATGCATGTTAAATCCGATCTTTTCTACCTTCGCACCTCCGCCGAGAATTGCAGCTTTACCGGCGTTAAACGGACCGGAGTGAATCTTCTGCCACGAGTCGTACGCCTCCTTCATCTCGTCAGGTCCGGCTTCCTCACCTAATGTGATAACCAGCGGCGGTGTGGCGTCATTTACGAAGAACCGACCCTCCCACTCCGTAGCGGTAATCTCGTTACTTAGTCGAGCCGCGATCAGCTTGAGACCGCACGTACCTGAGAACATCGCACCCGACTTGGGAAGATTCTTAATATGTAGGATCTCACTAACAGTCGCACCCTTGTAGACGGTGTTGTTATTGACCTTGATGTCAAACTTCTTCTCACCGCCGTCATTGCGAATCGCGACCGTATCGGGATCGAGGACGATAAGCTCCTCAACCTCACCGCGCTTATTCTTTACCTTAAGTATGAAGGCGTTTCCGCAATACTCAAGCGAATAGAAAACGTCGTAGCGAACCTGAAATGGATCGGTGAACGGGCCAGGATATGTTTCGAGTAGAACGTACTGCCACGAGTCATACCGTGCCTGCTTATACTCACCTAGATCCTCATAAATGAGCCACGGAAGCGCGGCGGCAGCGCCTGCGATGAGCTGTAAGCCACCGATGATCGTAGGAACGGTAACATACTGCTGAGGTGTAATAAGACGCGTCGATCCAGGCGCCATAACGCCTTGCAGCTGAGCCCACGTAGGTGGTGTCGTGTTACCCCACTCGGTGCGTGCTTCAACGTGCCTGTTTACACCGGTTCTACTCTCAAGAAGCACGCAGAAATCTTATCTTATCATGCGGTAGAATCCTAGCGTGAGACTACTCGAACTGCTAAAGCGCTTCGATCTCTGGCTCGGAATGAAAGTTTTCGGACATAGAGGACTCGTAGGCGACATCGGTTTTGAGGGTGAACTCGGAATAATGCACATGCGAAATGGAAAGGTAGTCACGGAGGTTACGACTTAATATGAACTCTGTTCTTCTTCGTGCCTTCGGACTAGCGCTCGTTCGCGATCCGCAGGGCGCTGCAACGTGGTTCCCCGGCGGAATGGGGTTCGGGTCGAACCTACACGCTCGTCATATTCGACGTAACGTAGTCATCGGGGACTACAACCTCGGTTCAGGTCTCGTTACAAACGTTGGTGTGCTTGCACTTGCCAATGATGCTCTTTGGTCTGTCACCAATGCGCCCAACAACCTTTTCCGCTTTCTTAAGTATCACGCGAGCGGCACGGGCGCAACCGCAGCTGCTGCAACAGACATTAAACTTCAGACACCCTCGACCGCAGGCGGTCAGACTCCGGTAGTAGGAACTCAGGTACTAGTTTCCGCCGCGAACCTACAGAAGTATCAGTCAGTTGCAACGGTCAACTACACCGGTACCGAGGCCGTTACAGAGTGGGGCCTCTTCGCATACGACTCAGCATTACCAACGACTTCAAACCTTTCAGACGCGACCGGTTCTCCATTTACAGCAGGATCTGCCACGACCGGTACTGTTACGGGTACTCCGCTCACGGCGTCAAGCACAACTGTCATGGGCCAGCAGATGTCGATCTTCGAGAACACCGGCAATGCAACACCGTCATGGGGCCTCGTAACGTCGAACACGACCTCGGTCGTTACCGTACCTGCGTGGTATAAGGTCTCGGACGGTACAGCTGGTGCAAACCCTGCGAACACAAACGCCTACGTCATTCGCCCGATCATGTGGGATCATAAGGTGTTCTCAGCGATCAACGTCGTTAACGGCGACGCGATTCAGTACACCTATACGCTGACGATTAACTCAGGAGGTTAATCTCGATGGAGGATTACTTCCTAGTCCTAGGAGATCTCGGAAATGATCGCTATGTCGTTCGAATGTTTATCGGCGATCAAACTTTCGATCAGGAAATCAGTACCACCCTGGACCAACTTAAGTCAACGGTCGAGCTGCGGATGAATGAATTTCGCAATAAACCTGATCATAATCTTCTTGTCGATGCCGAGCGGCCTAGAATTGACAACGGACATGCGGTGATTCTTCCGTAATGTCACTTCCTTCTTATCTTTGGAATGACGTTGACGCACTTCTCGAGTATGAGAAGAAGCGTTGGGTAACGCGCGCAGAATATCTACGCGTAAAAGGTGATCCGACCGCGTCATTTCTAACCGGAACGAACGTTGAGTGTATCTACGCCTCGCATAACGCCGGGACAGCTAAGGCATCTTTCACGTCAGAGGTTCAGATTAACGACACCACCGGTATGGGTACGCAGGCTAAGCTTCCTGCTGACTTTTTTCTTCCTGGCGCTACGTCTCAGGGAAGAGCCTTGCGTATTCACGCACGAGGAATTCTGTCGTCAACCGGAACTCCTACATACACCTTCACAATTAGAAGCGGGGCAGCAGGTAGTACCACTACCGCAATCATGCTCGGATCGGCCGCACTTACGACTGGATCAGGCGTATCGAACCAGATGTGGGAACTTGAAGGTGACGTCGTGGTCGTTACAATGGGTGCAGCGGGTACAAACTCTACAATTCGCGGAATTGGACTAATCGCGTCAGGTGGTCTTGCATCACCATTTACGTATCCGGTTTGGGGCGGCGCAGCATCACCTGGAACGGCAACAACGTTTGATACCTCAATCGTGAACTTCATCAACTTCAATGTTGCATGCTCAGCGTCATCGGCGTCGAACACAATCACAATTCAGCAACTAATTCTTTTCGGACTTAACTAATGCTTGAGAGAACGATGCCACTAGTTACATTTCGTAATCCCGATACCGGTGAACAAATTACCGTGCGACTTACTCGTCACGTTCGCGAAGAAGGCAAGCCTGATAGGTTCAAGCCGTGGCCTCGACGTCAAGGTATTCGAATGATCCCGATACAAATTCAGTACGGAGTCGAATAAATGCCGACAGCATTCTTTTTCGTCCCGTATAAGCGCGTTGTTCCTGATCGTCGACCAGGTCGCGCAGAAGTCTATTGTCAGATGGATGACTTTACTGATCAAATTCGCGCAGACGGCGGCGATTGGAGTGAAAAGGAGTGCTTTGGCGCACAAGCAATCGTTAAAGTGCGAGCGTCACTAACGACATTACAGACGATCAATGCTACACCAGGATTTGACAAGATTCCTATTGCTCATCTTGATGATCCTACATCAGAAATGACGTCTGCTCAACGCACAGCAGTTCTTAATAAACTTCAATCACTCGGATTCACACTCGCACAGATCAACGCAGCTTTTCCGCAGGGGTGGGACGGTCCGTATACTCTGCGCGACATACTAACATTTTGTCTTTCAAAGCGTCAGCAGCCTCGCTATGATCAGCCTACGGATACGGTTGTCTGGAACGGCGTGCAAATTCCACCGTCAGGTACTCCGCAAGAACTACAGGATGCGGTTTCCGATGACGGTTCTACCTTTTAACGCGGTGACATAGCGTGGCGTTTCCGACCGTTGGAATCGTAGACGACTGTAACCGTACCGAGAGTCCGATCAATAACTCGGGACTTTGGTCTACAACGGTTTCCGGATTCGGCGGCTCAGACGGCAAAATCAAAACGAACGGTACCCAGGCGCTTGGGGACGGTTCGCAGGCGTTCGAGGGCTCCGCGTCCGCTACATCCTACGGGCCCGACACCGAGTTTTTCTGCGATCTCCCAGGGCTCGGTATTGCGGGTAACGAGACGGCGGGCTTCTACGTGCGGTGTCAGAACATCGGCACCGGGTCGGCGACCGGGTACGAGATTGAATTCGACAACGTCGCGACGAACAACATCAAGGTCTGGAAGGCGACTAATCCGTCAACGTTCCAGCAGGTTGGCTCATCGATGACGCAAGCGATCTCGGCTGGTGACTCAGTCGGAGCAAGAATCATTGGGAACTCGATTGAGGTCTGGTATAAAGCCTCTGGCGGCTCGTGGACGCTTGTGGGATCGGTGACCGACTCGACTTACAGCGCAGCGGGCACTGTAATGCTTGAGACGGCTGGCACCGCAGCCCTTTTTGACAACATTGGTTTTGGTACCTCAATCAGCTCTGCTGTAAGTAGACCGCCAATCAGAATTCCGAATAAGTACGTAGGTCCGATGGCGATGCGTAAGAAACTTAGGAGAACAACATACCGCGCAGCAGGGCCCGTAGGCGGTACAACATATCAGCAATCACTAACCGCGGACATAACGTTTGTGGGTGATCAAGTTAAACAGACAAATCATTCGATTTCAGGTTCACTCGACTTTACGGGATCACTTTCAAGATCCGTATCAAAGACGCTTTCAGGAGTACTTTCATTCGTTGGAAGTCTCACTAAAACAACAAACCGTTCGTTTGTGGGTTCTTTGTCATTTACAGGAGCGATCGCGAAAATTCGCAATGTCCTCCTTACAGGTGCACTTTCATTTACCGGTAATCTCTCGCGTATCACGTCCCACGGTATGACCGGCACGCTGTCATTCACAGGCGGACTTACGAAGCTAACGCAGCGTTCTTTAGCGGCTGCCTCACTTTCATTTACGGGTGCGTTCACACGAACTTTTACACACCTTCAGGCACTTACCGCTTCACTTAGCTTTACGGGAGCGTTCGCTAAGCTTCCTCAAAAGAACATGACCGCAGGACTTTCATTTACCGGAAACTTAACGAAGTTGACTCGTCATACGCTTACGAGTGCAGTTCTTTCATTCACAGGCGGTATTAGCAAGAAAACACTCAAGGGATCATTCCTCGGACAACTCCTTTGGATAGACGGAATCTTCCAACCGCTCGGAGGTTCTGATCCGATTCTTGGTGTTCTTCAAAAGAAGACACTTAAAAATATCACAGGGAGTCTGTCATTTACCGGTGTACTTAACAAGCGCATCAGTCGCGCTTTTACAGCAGTGTTGTCATTTACAGGAAACATGGTAAAGACAACTAAGCGTTCCTTTACAGGGGGACTTTCATTTTCGGGTGCGTTCACACGAACTTTTACACACCTTCAGGCACTTACCGCTTCACTCGGATTCTCAGGCTCAATGTCTCATGTAACACTTAAGCAGCTCACGGCAGGGCTTTCATTTACGGGAGCCACCACAAAGCTAACCTCACGCGTGCTTACAGCTACGCTTTCATTCGTGGGATCACTACGGAAAACATCACTGCGAAACTTCACTGCAGGTTTGTCGTTCACAGGTTCACCTATTCAGAAGATCGTATTTAAACCGATTACTGCATCGGTTTCGTTCAGCGGCGCAGTTACGAAGAGAATCTCGCGATCATTCACTGGCGGACTTTCATTTACTGCCGCATTCACAAAGACGACTAAAAAGAACCTAACGGCTTCAATTTCATTTATCGGTGAAATCACCACAAACTACATCCATCAAATTCAGCACATCACCCTCTACGCGATCGGTGCACCGGCACGAGGGTGGAATGCAACTCTAACTGCTCGACAGTGGGTTAAGGGTCTAATTAAACGCGGATGGCACCGAATCGATGATCTTCGACACTAGTAGAATTCAGACGTGGGATTAGTTATCTCATCGCTGACGACCGAGTACGTTCGCGTTCGTCTTACGGGTCAAAACAACGGGGTTGAGATTGACCCTACGTCATTTACCGTTCAGCTAGCCTTTCCCGCTCAGGGAGTCGATCCCGTTAGTGGCGATTGGGTAACAGGTGCGTGGGAAACAGTCACTGATGCAATGAATAACAGCCAGTACTGGGCTAAACTTCTCGTCGGACCTGCCGGCTCTAAGAACCTAGCAAAGGGTCGTTACGACGTGTGGATTAAGGTATTAGCTAGCCCTGAAACACCGGTTGTAAACGCCGGCCAGCTGATTGTTAATTAAACGCGAACGTTCGTAAGAAGAAGTACGCGGTCACGAGGCACCCAAGTCTCACCGATCAGCTCCTCCTTAGGCGCGTTAGTAACAGCGGGGTATAAAAAGGCTGCGATCAATCGGTAGTGTCCGTAATGCGTACCGAGAAAAACACCGTCAATTGCTGTTCCGTCGATGATCTGGAGTCGAACGTACCTACGTCCTCTTAACTTCCAGCTAAATCTAGTAAGCCAGCTTGTCATACGCATGATCATTGTATCATATCCTCATTATCAGTGAATGTCGTAGCCTGTTCTTCGTCTGGCGGAACGAACACGTAGACTCGCTTACCCTTTGAGATTGCAGCACGCCAGTAGGCAATGCAAGAGGAGACAGTTGCGTCGATTCGATTGTCGCCAAGCTTAGACAGCTTCCATCCGCGCTCGGTTTTCTTAGCGAGAGTACTTTCGACATGCTCCGCGAGTACCTTGTCACCATCGTGAACAACCCTTCCCTCACGACAACCGATGTAGAACGACTGATACGCGT